TGACGACAATCACATTCATGGCCCCGCCCTGGACAGTGGTACCAAAGTCACCTGACAAGAGCAAGCCAGGAAATTTGAACACATGGGGGCCAACACGCACAAAGTTGGGATTGGGACCAATAAGGGATTTGGCAGCCGCGCACATCGTTGGGGAGACAGTGGAGATGTGTGATAGTGAGGGTCCAAAGAAATCGGCAACCAGCTGGCGGATGTAACTCCCAGGTGATTGGTCAAACTTGGTGTAATCGGCCTGTAAGACACCCCTCTCAGCGAAATTGGTGTGCATCTGACGCCAAGCAGTGCCATGCGGTGTGGCTCCAAGCCCAAGATGGGTTCCAACTGGGTTGGATTGTGCTGCGGCCGTCATCCACCACAAATAGCGCCGCTTGAGTAGGACAAGTAGTAGCGGACTCGTGAAGAAGATACGTGGTGCTTTCCCCTCCTTAAGTTTCTCATCCTTCAGCGTGGCCGAGAAGGTCATGTCCCGCAAATGTAGCGTTGATTCGAGACTAGCACCCCCCTCGAGTGCCGCGATAGCTTGGTGCCACGCGCCCTCCAGGTGCACAAGGTTCCACTCGGCTCGGCTCTCATCATACACAAGGTGAGACTTCTTAAGGCCAATGTGCCCGCGGGATGTCATGCCACAAGACTTTGAAAGGTCCAACGGGGCCATAAACCCATCTAGCCCATTGACGACCTCAGTCAGGGTGAGGGGTCGTATGTCTGGCAGCTGACTGACAAAAGAGGCAAACTTGACACCCAAACCCTCCGCAATTGGTTGCCCAACACTGGGTTTCACACAGCTCTCGGCGTGCGCCACATTGGCACAAAGCTTGGTGAAACCCTCAATCAGTGGGTGCTTGGCAAAGCCATCAACGACCTCCCACCCGAAATTCGGTATGACCTTGTGATCAATCTTGTAGACCGAGTCCACCACCTTGCGCAAAATAGGGTTGGGCACCAGGCGCGAGATCATGTCGCTTCTGAAAGGGAAGTCACCCATCGTACAGTGGTACCACTCAGCACCGCGCTGCTTCACAATAGCGGTGGGCTCTGGCATGGCCATGCCGACGACAAGTGTCATAGGACAGGTGGCGAACAGTTCCAACAGCTCCGAAGTCAAGGGGGAGGACACGCCAGCTTGCCCAGAAACACCAGCGACGTGGTAACCGACAAGCTTGCCCTCATAGAGTATCAAAGAACCACAGGCCCCATCGATTGCCCTCGAGGTCGGGTACAGGATAGCCTCGGGCAACGTGACCAAGCCAGTGGGTGTCAAATACTGGATTGGTTTACCTGACACTGAGCGGGAGGCCGTGAGCACGACACGATCAGTGTGGTCGGGATTGTGGAAAGTGCCGTAAGCGGGCATTGGAGGGTGCTTGCCAACCGAGTAGCTCTGGCGGGCCAGCTTTGGCCGTTCTGAGGCGATGTCGCACACATCAACGACAGACATGTCAAGATCAGGAAACTCACGGCGGGGGTACTCCAAGAATGAGAGCAATGGCATGCGGATGGTTTGCGCGGAGTGAGTAAGCATGATCTCACCATCTGTGAACGTTGAAAGCCTTGCCAGCGTGTGGTTGGTAAACAGGAGGCGCCGCCCACCAACGGCTATCGCCCACTGTGCCCCAGTATACCGAGAACCACCGCCAACCACGGCACGCACTTTCCAAAAGCTGTCCCTGATCTCTCGTGATATGACCTGTGTCACCTGGGTGTCATATTCTCCAGATTGCGGTTGGTAAGGGGCAATGACCATCCGCTCCTTGGTAACACGCGTAATCATCTGTGGTCGCTTCTTGGTGGCACCAGACTGGGAGCGTGCAGCATGCTCTCCAGTGAGGTCAATCACTCGCTCCACACCGTCATCGCCATACACACCGGCTCGCAGGCCAACGCCCTCTGTGTGCTCGCCATCCTCCGCACCACCATCACCGCCTGGTTCACTGTTGTCGCCACCATCACTGGGTTTACGCATCCACCAGTCCCAAGCAGTACCAACTGCCACAAACGTGGTGATCAACATGACGATATTGCCAGCAATGTCGAGAATGCGCATAGTGCGGGACTGCACAAGCCCCAGCTTGCGGCGCGCAGGTTCGTTGAGATTGTGCACACACTGCGCCATGTCCTGGTAATCCTCAATTGTTGAAGTCCCCGTGACATACTGGTAGGCTAGGCACATCAGCGGCGACATGCGCATTGAAAATGTACGGGAGCGCTTCCGCACAATCTCAATCCCCTCCGCAAGTGTGGGATAGCACGACAATCCGAAGAATCCACTCTGAGAAAAACAGATAGAACCAGGATCACCCTCCTCAATGGAACCAAGAATGCCAAACCACGTGAGGGCAGCAATGCGGCCTGGGATATGCACCAACGCTCGTTTGAGGGAAGGACAACCCTGGGACTTAGCGCGCTCAATAAGACCCAGCTCTGCTGAAAGCAGGTTGATGCGAGTCTGGAACGGAGGGGAAGCGAGGAAGGCACCCATTGACACACGTGGATTCATGCGTGTATGGGCCTTGAGCATGATGCAGACAGTCAACGGGGTGGTGTAAACATGATCAATGCGATGCGCGCCAAAGAACACCTCGATGGCAAGAGGTATGGGGGCCAAATGCGCGGCATCCTCGAAGACCATATGATCATGCATCACCATGCAAGTGATCACGTAGTCGAAGTGTTGAGCTAGCTCATCCGGTGTTGGGTCGCGCGGGATGGCTGGCCACGAGGCAACAAAGTGGTCAATCCATCCCTGGACGTCTGGGGGGAGCCCATCAGGGTAGCGCGAGTCAACTACAACTGGCCGTTGCCACCTACCCACCTCCCAGTAGTACTGGCGCACAGGTTGGCTACCTGTTGCCGACTGGGTGTGGGCAAACTGGGCGGCTGTAGCTGTATCAGCCTGCAAAATCGAACTTGTCGTACCCTCATCCATCTGACCTTCTGCTACGGGCTGGTCCTCCGCGTCAAAGAGGGCCTGGAGTTGATCGTCCGCATCACCTGCCGCAAAGAAGCTGGCAAACAGGTCATGGTGTTCAATACCCCCAACATCCTCGACTTGCCGGCGGAGCAACTCAGTGTAGTCGATCTTGTCCCGGCTGAACTCGCGGGCCGCAGCGCCAAGGTGTCCGAGGAGTGGACGGAGGCCGCGACCAAGATCAACTCGGCGACCAGCACGATCAATGAAGGTGGTGTTGAGGTGGGAATAATCCGCCTGGTTTCTCACACCCTCCACACGCGTGAGGTAGTAGCGCGCAGCGAATCGCTCAGTGTACGCCGGTCTTTGCTCATCAGGCAGCCCGGCGACACCTGGGAGAGGGAGAACATTGGACGCCCACAAAAGAATCCTCATGTCTGAGTACGTGGAGTCCTTGCGTTCTAGTGCTGCCGCCTCAAGTCGTTGCCGCGCACCACCAGTGAGCTGGAGGAACTTGGTGAGGTAGGCGCACTGTTTGTCATCAGTCATCTTCACAGCACCATCATCGACGACCCAGACCCGTTGGCCAGTGTAGCCGTCGAAGAAATCCGAGCCAATGTTCCACTGGTAGAGCTCAGTGCGATCAAAGGTGTCTGTCTCCCCCTCATAGCCCAACACGGTGGTGTTCCAGAGCAGGTGGGCGATCGAGGGCAGCAGTGTTGACTTGCCGAGACGCGTCTCACCTGATATCTGTACACAAAACGGCATCCGTTGGGATGCACAGCCAGCGACGGCGTTTCGCTGCAAAGTTACCCACCGGTCAAATGCTTGGATGTGGCTATCCACGGCAGG